TAAAACCAGCTCACCAGACATTAATGAATCTAATGCTCAAAAGAGAAATAGTAAAAAAGAAGACTAATCCTCCTGGAATTATTCCAATTAATTTAAGTTTTGATATTTTAGGTATTTCTGGTTTAAGAATCACAGATGTGTTTAATATAGGACCTGGGCTATTACCTTCTAGATATAAAGGAAATGTTAGTTTCACTATTACCGGTATAAATAATAAGATAGAAAACAACCAATGGATAACATCTGTTTCAGCATTAATGATGATCACTTCAGAAGCTACAGAAACTGTTGCAGTTACTGATAATATTTCAGAATTAATTGATACTATTGAGGTAATACAGGATGTAGACCAAGAAGACGAAAGCTTATTTCCTAATGCTACGGAATTAAGAAAAGTTATAGAGACTACTGAAAACTTTGTTGAAAAAGGGTATGAATTAACTTCTAGCGGACAAGACATTGAACCTACTACTGCTCAAGGAGGGAAAAAATTAATAGCACAAATAAAATTTATACAAAACAGAGAAGGAATTACAGGCTTAAAATGGAGATTTACCGGTGGTCATGATGCATTCCATATATTTAACCCAAATCCCGGTACAACTAATCATAGAATCGGTAAAGCTTTAGATTTAGCAATTCAGCAAGATGCTACAGTTGAACAAATTAAACAAGCATCTAATATAGTTTTCCAAGCACAGCTTATGGTACCTAATATTACAAATTATTTAAACGAATACGAAAAACCAACAGGACACGCTACTGGCGGACACTGGCATTTTACTTTTAGTTAATATGTACTTACCAAAATCTAAATATAACGTTAAACATACAAAAGGAGGAGAATTATTTAACCCTAACGGAAGTGAGTATATAGGATTTTACATAGAATCATTTACTGGAGAAATTTATACAGGTAAAAAATTTAATAGTAGTACTGTAAAATTGAAAGACTTTAGATTTGCTGACGATACAAGCAATCCATTAGTACTTAAAAATGATTTTATAAGACCTACAAAACAAGATTATCTAGAAGAAAAATTTAATAGGTACTATATTCAAGATAGAAGGACTAAAAGTATAGTAGAGGTAAATAAAGAAAATTATAAAAGATTTAACCCCTTAAATTACACTATTTCAGTAATCATTAGCTGGGTGTTAAAAGGACCGGTTGGAGATATTAATAAAGGCCCTTATATTTACTTCGGAGCAGCTTCACAAAATAAAGAAAGTATAATAGAGGCAGAACAAACTATCAAAGGATTATCTCAAATAGTAAATAACTATGGAGAGTTTGTAGTTTAAGATTTTTATCTTATATTACATAAAAGGTTATATATGTTTTACATTATTGAGACAGATACTCAATTAGAAAGATTACAGTCATTAGGTAGATTAGGTGGGTACGTAGATATCATACCTTCTAATTTCTATTATCATCCAAAATTAACTGAAACAGTAGCAGTTTACATTAGACCTGTAAACTCTAAGCATGGATTTATTATTCCTGTTAATCATGAAGAAGGTCTAAATGTAGACAGGGAACGTGTCTATGAAGTTTTAAAATCTTTCAATACACTTTATACTCTAGATAAGAAGACATTGCTCTATCACTTTAATCTTCAAGGAGCAACGGATTTATCTTTACTTTATTCAATGGTAAAGTTTGAAAAATTAGAATATTCTAGAGATTTTATGTATATCAATACTTTTTATAATAAATTTAAGAATATACCGGTAACAAACAAACTTATTCCTATTTCAAAATTATATGAAGCCAGTGAAGATATATACAGTAAAGTAAAAGATTCAATAGATTTAACTATACCTGACGGTTTTGACTTTTATAATAATACTGCTACAAATGTTTTCTTTTTATTAGAACAAGCAGGTCTTGGGGTACATAAAAAAGATTTCATTGAAATGTTTACTCCTAGAGATGTTAATCAAAATACTATTGACGATACTACCTATACCTATTACAACTTATATAATATAACTTCAAGACCTACTAATGCATTCAATTCAGTTAACTATGCTGCTATACCTAAAACTGATAAACATAGAAAATGCTTTAAACCTCAAAACGATTTTTTCGTTGAGTTTGACTTTGATGGGTATCATGTTAGATTACTATGTGAACAACTTGGATATGAACTAACAGAGGAATCTGCTCATATGCAATTAGCTAAAAAATACTTTAAAAAGGAGGTAGTAGGTGACGAAGAGTATACTAAAGCAAAACAAATTAACTTCCACGCATTATACGGTAGAATACCAGAAGAATATAAAGATATTGATATATTTGTGAAAATACAAGACTTTATTAATTCATTATGGATTAAATACGAAGGATTAGGTATAGTTAATAACCCAGTATCAAATAAACCTTTTACTGAAGAGCTTTCTGACATGAATCCACAAAAGCTTATGAATTATCTTATGCAATCGTTGGAAACCTCAAGAAATATACTTATCTTAAAAGATGTATTAAGATATCTACAAAATAAAAAGACAAAAGTAGTGTTGTACACTTACGATTCATTGCTTTTTGACTTTAATAAGGAAGATGGGAAGGATACACTAAAAGAACTTCAGATTATTTTAGAATCGGAAAAAAAATACCCGGTTAAATTTAAATACTCTAAAGATTTATGTTTATGAAACATTTTAATATTTATAACAAATGACAACGGTTGCAGAAAGTAGGTTCGACTATGATATCGACCCTATAACATTAAATGAAGATATGAGTAATAAATTATTCTGTACATTCGCTACAGAAGAAACGCTTGAGCCTGTTTTAGAAAACATTCAGGAGCGTTACAACATTATTTACAACAAGATATTTGTATTATATTCAAAAAGTTTAAACGAGTATATATGTACGTATAATGTTGATTTCGGTAATGTAGGTACGTTTCTAGAAAATACTATTCTAGTTCATAGAAAAAAAGAATCCAACACCCTATACACAATTAATGCTCTTAATACACTTATTAAAGAGTTAAATGGCGGAGTACTAGATACTTCATATAGAATTAACTGGCCAGATTTTAGGAATTGTGTACTTCTTACAAAAGGACCAGATTTAAAAAGAATTAATACAAAGTTATATAAAATAATTGAGCTATAGTTGCTCGTTAATTTTATTTTTCTTATATTAATATAAAGTTATAATTTAAAAATTAGTTATATGGATTTAAATGCTATTAAGGCTAAGCTAGATGCCTTGAACAACAACGGTCAGCAAAGAGAAAAGACTGACTATTCAACAATTTTTTGGAAACCACAATTAGGAAAACAGACTGTAAGGTTAGTACCTTCGTTTTATGATCCTACTATGCCTTTTAAAGAGCTAAAGTTTCATTACGGTATTGGTAAGTACCCTATGGTTGCTTTATCTAATTTTGGTAAACAAGACCCTGTAGAAGAGTTTGTAAAAGAACTAAGAAAGACTTCTGACAGAGATAACTGGTCATTGGCCGGTAAAATATCACCTAAAACAAGAATTTTCGCTCCAGTAGTAGTTAGAGGAGAAGAAGAAAAAGGTGTAAGATTATGGGGATTCGGGATAACAATATACAAAGCTTTATTAGCGCTTATTGCTGATGAAGATATAGGAGATATTACAGACGTTATTAACGGATGGGATTTAGTTGTAGAACAACAACAAGGTAACCCTTACCCTGAAACATCAGTAAGAATAAAACCTAAGCAAACTGCATTATCAGACGATAATGATCAAGTAGAAACTTGGTTAAAAACTCAACCTGATCCTTCTGACGTACATACTCAGTACGATTACGATTTCATTAAAAAGCAACTTCAAAATCACCTTAACCCTGGCGCAGCAGAGGATACTCCAGTAAAAACTGAAGCTCCTGTAAAGAAAGACTTTACATTAGAAACTGCATCAGCAGGAAATAAGGATACAGTAAGTAAATTTGACGACCTTTTTAACGAATAAGTATGGCAAAAAAGAAAGAAGTACAGGAAAGAGCGACTGCGAATGTTCGAAAGTCGTTCAGCTTAAGTAACTTTAAGAATAAGAAAGGATTTTCTAATGCGTCTGTAAAGTTTAAAGAACAAGGATGGATTCCTCTATCTAAAGCTTTTCAAGACATAACTTCCCTCCCCGGTATTCCCACCGGACACATCACTCTGTTGAGAGGACATAGTGATACGGGCAAAACCACTGCCCTAATAGAAGCTGCGGTGAATGCTCAAAAACTGGGCATTCTCCCAGTCTTTATTGTTACTGAGATGAAATGGTCTTGGGAACATGCTAAAGAAATGGGATTACAGTTTGATGAAGTTAAAGACGCTAACGGTAACGTTACAGATTATGAAGGTCATTTTTTATATGCTGATAGAGGATTACTTAATACTATAGAAGATGTAGCTGTTTATATAGCTGATCTTATGGATGAACAAGCAAAGGGTAACTTACCTTATGATCTATGCTTCTTTTGGGATAGTATAGGATCAGTTCCATGTGATCTTTCAGTAAGATCTAATAAAAATAATAATGAATGGAACGCAGGTGCTATGTCTACTCAGTTTGGTAATAATCTTAATCAAAAGATATTATTATCCAGAAAAGAAAACTCACCTTATACAAATACTTTAGTAGCTATAAATAAAGTATGGACTATGAAACCTGAATCGCCAATGGGTCAACCTAAGCTTCAGAATAAAGGTGGAATGTCTATGTGGTACGATGCAACGTTAGTTGTGACATTTGGTAATATTACTAATCCTGGTACTTCAAAGATTAAAGCTATAAAGAGTGGTATGCAAGTAGAATTTGCAAAAAGAACTAACGTTCAAGTAGAAAAAAATCATATAGGAGGAGTCCAATCTAGAGGTAGAGTAGTAATGACACCTCATGGATTTATTCCTGATGATAAGAGAGCTATAGATAAGTATAAAGATGCACATAAAGAACACTGGTTAAAACTAGTAGGTTCAGTAGACTTTGATCTTATTGAAGAAGGTGATCTAGAAGAAACTCCAATATCACCTAATCTACTTGACTAGTGAACTATTCAAAAATCTTAAAGAATTTAAAGCAGACCCCACCCCCAGAGCTAAATGACCATATTCTGGTCATAGATGCTATGAATATGTTAATTCGTAGTTTCTCACTGCTCAAAGCAATGAGTCCAACTGGTCACCATATAGGCGGCCTAGTTGGCTTTTTGCGTTCTTTAGGATATGTTACTAGAATATTTGACCCTACAAGAGTAATAGTTGTATGGGACGGAAAAGGAGGATCAGCTAACCGTAAAAATATTGATCCAAATTATAAAGCTAATAGAGCTACATCAAGAATTACTCATTGGGGGCTTTATGATACTAAAGCTGAAGAAACCGAAGCATTAATAGGTCAGTTATTCAGAACAAAAGATTACTTAGAGTGTCTACCTTTGCAGCAAATAATGATGGAAAAATTAGAAGCTGATGATATTATAGCATATCTTGCTCAACAAGCAGATAAAAATAATAAAAAAATTACTATTATTTCATCTGATAAAGATTTCTTACAGATGGTAAATAAGAATATAGAAGTATATGCACCAGTAAAAAAGAAAACTTTTACTGCAGATAATATAGAAGATGAATTAAAAGTAATTCCAGAAAATTATAATATAGTCAAAGCATTATTAGGTGACAATTCAGACGGGTTAAAAGGGGTTAAAGGATTAGGAATTAAGACTATCGTATCTGAGTTTCCTGATTTAGTTAATAAACCTAATGTAACTCTAGATTACGTTTTTGAAGTATGTGAAGAAAAGTTAGAAGGTAAAAAAATATTTTCTAAAATAGTACATGATTGGGATAAAGTAGAAACTAATTATAAATTAATGAATTTACACGAAAGTGTGTTGGATGATACAGAAAAAAATACTATATTAAATATTATTAAAGAAGATATACCAGACTTACAAGCAGGTGCTTTTTTACATTTACTAGATAATGATAAAATAGAAGGAGTTACTAAAAATACTGAAGGATGGTTAGAGAATTTTAGGGGTTTAACGGTTTTTAAAAAATAGGTTATAAATGACATTAAAAAGTTTACATCAATTTGGAAAAGGTTTCCAATTAAAAGTACTGGGTTCATTACTTACAGATAAAGGTTTCCTACTCAACGTAAGAGACGTACTATCTGATAGTTATTTCGATGCTGATTCTCATAAATGGATTATTAATCAGATATGTCAGTATTACGATAAGTATCATACTACAGTTACTATGGATGTACTTAAGATTGAACTACAGAAACTAGAAAACGAAGTACTTCAAGTAGCACTTAAAGAAGAATTAAGAAACTCCTATCAAGCATCTCAGGATGATTTAGAGTATGTACAAGAAGAGTTTACTAAATTTTGTAAAAATCAAGAAATGAAAGCAGCTATATTAGATTCTGCTGATTTACT